GCTATAATGCCTATTTTATCATGCTTTGAATGTGCTTGTAATCATGATTTATTGACATATTCAGAACAAAATAATATTACTGAAAATGGTGTCTACTATTTCAAATTCGACACTAAAGAAATCATGAAAGCAAGTCCGAAAGAACAAGCAGAAGTATATCAAATAGGACTTAATTCTGGTTATTTACAAATTGATGAAGTAAGAAACATGGAGAATTTAGCACCATTTGGTATTGACTTTGTTAAAATTAGTGGACTTGATAGTATATTTTACAATCCAAAAAATAAAACTTGTTATATTCCAAATACGAAAGAAACAGTTGATATGACTACAAAAGCAATACCAATGAGTGATTCAGTGAAGGGAGGTGAAAATAATAAATGAAAATAGAAATTAGAAACGATTCTGTACTTCTTGATGGCTATGTAAATGCCGTTGAGCGCAGAAGTAAGATGCTTTCATCTCCTAGAGGTAAGTTTCAAGAAGTTGTAGCAGAACACACATTTGAAAAAGCATTACAGAAAAATGACAATGTTAAAGTTCTTTTAAATCATGATGAAAAAAGAGAACTAGCAAGTCAAAAACAACATAATGTGAATTTGTTTGAGGATAACATAGGGTTAAGAGCACAAATTACTGTTACTGATCCAGACGTTATTAAAAAAGCTCAAAACAATGAATTGCGTGGTTTTAGTTTTGGATTTAACAAAATTGATGATTCATGGGAAGATACTGGAAAAGGTTATGAATTAAGAACATTAAAAGATATTGATTTAAGAGAGGTTTCCATTTTAGATGCTTCAAAAATTCCTGCATATAATGCAACATCAATTGAAGTTCGTGATAATTCAGAATTTATATTAGAATATCGTGATTTTATTGATGGTATTACAGCGATTACAGAGCCGTTAGATGATGCAAACATAGATGTAGTAACTAATACGGATAATCCAGTACAAGAGTCTACAACGGTCACAGAGAGAACTACAACGACTTCTACAACTGAAACTACAGAGATAAACCCAAATGAAGTAAAAACTGATTATAGTTTTTATGAAAATACTATAACAGTACTAAAATTAAGACAACCTCAACCAAATATGCAAATATCTTAAACTCTTTACTTTTTAAAAGTGAAGAGTTTTTATTTTATTAATAGCAAAAACAAAATTAAATTATAAGGAGTCAAATTATGACGAAAGAAATGTACGAGAAAAGAAATAACCTAGTTGACGAGATGGAAAAGATTGCTAAATCTGTAGAGACAGAAACTAGATCGTTTTCCGAAGATGAAACAAAGCGTTTTGATGAAATTAAAGCAGAAGTTAATTCAATTGATGCTACAGATAAGAAACTTCAGGAATCTAGGGCTATTACAAAAACTGAAATTGAAAAAGAGGATGACAAAATGGAAAAAAGAAGTGCAAATGATGTTGTAGCAGATTTTATTAGAGGTAAAGAAACAACTGAAACTAGAGATATGGCAACAACGACTAATGGTAATGTAATTCCTACAGAACTTAGTTCCGATATTATTAAAAAGGTTACTGAATTGTCTGGTGTATTTAATGAGGTTAGAAAAGTTTCAAGCACAGGTAAGTATCAGCAGATTGTACAGAAAAACAAAATGACAGCAGGTTGGACAGATGAATTGGCGGCAGTAACAGCGGCAGATGCAACTTTTGATATTGTTGAAATTGACCATTTTAAATTGGGTTCTCTTGCAAAACTTTCTACTGAACTTATTAATCAAGCAAACTTTGATATTACAAGTGAAGTTACTATGCAGCAGTCTGATGATTTTGCATTAAAGGCTGAAACAGCTATTATCAAGGGTACTGGTGTTAAGCAACCTACAGGATTAACTTCTTCTGGTACGGTTTATACGTTGGCTTCGAAAACAGCAATTACGGCTGATGAAATTGTGAAGATTTACTTCAGTATCAAAGCACCATATCTTCCTAATGCAAAATGGATCATGAGCCGTGCAACTCTTTGTGCTGTTTCTTTGCTTAAAGATACTACTGGTAAATATTTGTTTAATCAAGATGTTACTGGTGGATTTGAGGGTTATATTCTTGGTAAGCCTGTTATGATTTCTGAAGCAATGGACGATTTTGGTAGTGTAACCGTTCCTGTTTTGTTTGGTGACTTCTCTAAGGCTTATATTGCTAACGTTAATCCACAGCAGACGATTCAAATTTTGAAAGAAGTCTATGCTTCACAGGGTGCTATTGGTGTGTTGGGCTTTATGTTTATGGATGGTAAGCCTGTTAATTCTGCCGCTTATGCAACTGTAAAATGTCCTGTTTAATAGGTGATTGATGATGTATAGAGCATTAGAATCATTTAGCGGTCTAATCTCTATGTATAAAGGTGAGGAAAAGGTTATTGATAATCAAGATATTATTGATGACCTTATTCGTGCCAATTACATAGAAGAAGTGAAACCAATTGAACCAGTTGACATAGCTAAACCAGATAAGAAAACTAAAACAGGTGATGTTGAGTGAAAATTTCAGAAGTAACACCAACTTATTTAAGAGAATATTTAAGACTTGATGCGACAGGTGATGAAACAACTTTAACATTGCAAATGATTGCCGCAAAACAATATATTATCAATCATACTGGACTATTAGAAGCTGACTTAGATAAATATGAAGACCTTACGATAGTTCTACTTGTACTTGTTTCAGATATGTATGATAACAGGTTAATGACAGTATCAGAAAGCAATATCAATCGTGTTGTTGATAATATTATTGAATCACACCGTAACAACTTTATTCTTTAAGGGGTGATATAATGAATTCAGGAGAGCTAAGACACCCTATTATAATCCAAATTCGAACAGGAAATACAAATACTTTTACTAATTATTATAATTGTTATGCAAAAATTAATATAAGTTCAGGTAGTGAATTCGTTGCAGGTGGAGTAACACAGTCTAGTAGCGATTGTATATTTACTGTAAGGTATTGTGATAAGTTAAAAAATATGTATTTGAATAGTCAATCATACAGAATATTATTTCAAGATGGTACATTTGATGTAAAAAAAACTGATAATTATATGTTTTTAAATCAGTATTTACAGATTTTAGCTACTGGAAAGATAGTGAGATAATATGAAAGTTTCAACAGATGATTTATCAGATGTTATCATGAAAGAATTAATGGATTATTCTAGTGATATTACAGATGGTGTAAAAGATGCAGTGGATGTTGTTAGTAAAGAAGTTAATCAAACAATTAAAGATCATATAAGTTTTAAATCATACACTGGAGAATACATAAAATCATTTAGAATTTCCAAAACATATGAGGATGGATATAAAAAAGTCAATAAATGGAATGTAATTAATGGACAATATCGACTGACACATTTACTTGAATATGGTCATGCATTACCACAGGGAGGAAGATCTGCGGCTTATTCACATATTAAATATGGTGAAGAAATTGCTACAAAGAGAATGGAAGAATTAGCAAAAGAAGCAATAGAAAAGGCAAATAATAATTAGAGAAGGAGTGATAAATAATGTTGGATATTAAAGCATGGCTGGCTATAACTGGAATTGAAAATGAAGAAAATTATTATTTTTCACCACCTTCAATGCCGTATATTTTATTTTTAGACAATCAAGATTGGCGTGGAGCAGATGGTATTAATAATATATGTGAACGTTCAATTTCTCTTGAATTGTATAGTGAAACTATTGATAAAATATCTGAACAAAAAATTGAAGATATTTTAAATATGTCAGGATATCAATTTACTAAAAATCGTTTATGGATTGCAGATAGTTTAGATGCATTTCAAACAACATATGACTTTAGTTTAGTAGAAAAATCTTAGAAAATAAATAACATTTATTAAGATTAAACTTAATAAAGACATTAATTAGGAGGAATTAACAATGGCAAATGATAAAGATAGAATTACACTAGGAAGTGGAAAGCTTTATATTAAGGAACATGTTACCACAGATAGTTTTATTGATGTAAAAACAACTATTGATGATATGAAAGTTGACGCCAATTTATTAGGATATATCAATGGTGGTGCTACTTTAGACTATAAAGGGACGTTCTATACGGCTGAAGATGATCTTGGTTACGTAAGTAAAACAGTATTAACAAAAGAAGAAATCACACTTAAATCTGGTATTATGACATGGAATGGTCAGACACTTAAAAATCTATGTAGTACAGCTAGAGTAACAGATGATGCTGTAAATGGATTGAGGGTAGTTAAAATTGGTGGTATGAATAATACCGATGGGAAACTTTATACTATTCTTTTTGTTCATGAAGATACAATAGATGGTAATGTATATGTACTTATTGTTGGTAATAATCAGGCAGGGTTTAGTTTTAGCTTTGCGACTGGAAAAGAAACTGTGATTGATGCAGAATTCAAAGCAAGTCCATTTGATAGTGAAGGTACAAAATTGATTTATGCAGAGGATATTCCAACAGTATAATAGAAAGGAAAATATATAATGCTAGACTTTACTTCAGTTCAGAAAAAATTTCTTACAATCAAACTGATTGATGAAAATACAGTTTTTGTTAGGATGCCAACTAAGCAAGTATTTGACAGTTTAAATGAATTGCGCGAAAGCATCACTCTATTAACTGTAAATGATATGGAAGCAGTTGAACATATTTATGATTTGATGGCAGTAATTTTATCAAATAATAGAAATGGAAAAGAGATAACAAGTGAATATATTGGTAAAATTTTAGATATTGAAGATATTACAATTTTGTTTAATAACTACATGAATTTTGTCAACGGTATCACAGATTCCCCAAACTCAGAATCCCTTCAAGTCCCAGAGACAGTAGCAGCGACAGAATACTAAATTTTAGATGTTCTACAGAATGGGAACGTTTAGTACATGATCATACAGGATTAAATTTTTTTGAAATAGAACAACTTCCCATAGATGATTATTTAAAATTTAGGCGTGATGCTTATATTTATGCACTCCAGCAATGCGAAGAAGGGCGCGATTATCTTGATGAATGTTGGAGATTTAGTCAAACTGAACCAGATAGGGAAAGTCTAAGAAAGCATTTTAGTAAAACGGCTGATTAATTTTAGCCGTTTTATTTTTTGTCTTTTATTAGAAAGGAGGATAATATATGGCAGGTGGTATAAAAGGAATTACCGTTGAAATTGGCGGCGATACCGCACCGTTAAATAAAGCGTTAGGTAGCGTTAATGCTACCACAGCAAGTTTACAAAAAGAATTAGGCGCTGTAAATAAAGCTTTAAAATTCGACCCTAATAATATCGCATTAACATCACAAAAACAACAAATTTTGAAAGAAGAAATAGTATCAACTAAAGAAAAATTAGAAAGTTTAAAGTCAGTCCAATTACAAGTAAAAAAACAATTTGAAAATGGTGACATTGATGGCGGTAAATATAGGGCATTTGAAAGAGAACTAGAGATTACTAAATCTAAATTGTCAGCGCTAAAAGATGAAAAAAATTCTGTATCTGTTATTGGTGCAGCATTTGGTACAGTTAAAGATAAAATAGCAGAAGTAACAAGTAAAATAGCACCTTTAATAACTGGTATAGAGAGAGTTGCAACTGTCTCTAAAGATATAACAGGAGCAGGAATTAAGACTGTTGGGACAGCGGTAGATGCCGCTGGAAAAGGGTTGACAGCTTATGCAACAGGGACAGCCGCCGCTGGAACAGCAGTAGCTGGATTAACCGTTAAAGCGGCAAGTGCAGCGGATGATATAAATACACTTTCTACACAGACAGGTTTATCAACAGACCAAATTCAAAAATTCCAGTATGCCAGCGAAGTGATTGACGTTCCGCTTGATACATTAACAGGTTCTATGTCGAAACTTACCAAGAATATGTCTGGTGCAAAAGATGGAACAGGCACAGCAGCAGATGCATTTAAACAATTAGGTGTATCAGTCACCGATAGTAATGGACAGCTAAGAAGTAATCAAGATGTTTTCAATGATTCGATTAAAGCTCTTGGTGGAGTTCAAAATGCCACTGAGCGTGATGCATTGGCAATGTCGCTTTTTGGTAAGTCAGCGCAGGATCTGAATCCATTAATTTTAGGTGGTGCAGATACATTAAAAGTCCTAGGTGATAGTGCTCAAAGTTCTGGATTAATATTGTCAAAAGATGCTCTTAATAATCTTAATAAATTTAGAGATGGCTTGGACGTTATGAAATCAAGTTCTGGTCAAGCAGGAAATGTATTAGCCGGTGTATTTGCAGGGAGCTTAACGTCAGCAGTTAGCACTATTAATACTGCCTTGCCACAAATAACAGGTTCTATTGCAGGGCTATTTACAGGTAAGAATATGGCTTCTACTCAAGCCACATTAACAACAAGTTTAGTAAGTGTAGCTAATAATATTATAATAGGGTTTGCAGCTCAACTTCCAACATTTTTAAATGGGTTTAATGCGGTTATCTTAAGTTTAATTACAGCCATTGTAGCAATTTTACCAATAGTAACTAATACTATTTTACCTACATTAATACAAGGTTTTACGGATTTAGTTAATGGTTTATTACCGCAGATACCAATACTATTGCCAATAATAATTAATGGTGCTTTAACCTTATTTATGGGATTATTAAATGGACTAAATCAAATTATACCACAATTAATGGCAATGTTACCGACTTTGATTCAAAATGTATCTACGACATTAATAAATAATCTTCCATTGATTATTACAGCAGGTGTTACACTTCTTATTAGCTTAGTAAAGGGTATAACAAATTCAATTCCACAGCTTATTACCGCTATTATAAAGCTAATACCTATTATAACGAAAGCATTATTAGATAACTTACCTGCATTGATTACAGCAGGTATTCAATTGATCATTGCATTGGCGGTAGGTTTTCCGAAAGCAATTCCAGCCATTATTAAAGCTATTCCACAAATTGTTATGGCAATAATTAAAGGCTTTACATCTATAAATTGGCTTGATACAGGTATGCAGATTATCAAGGGTATTGGACAAGGATTAATTGAAGGTGTATTTGCTATTGGTGATATGATTAAGAAAGCCGCTGGTGGATTATTAAATAAAGTAAAAGAAGCATTAGGTATACATTCGCCATCAAAACTATTTAGAGATGAAGTTGGTACATACCTTGCTTTGGGTTTAGGTGAAGGCTTTACAAATGGCATGAAATCAGTATCAAAGCAAATGAGTGAATCAATTCCAACAAGTTTCGATGTTGATGCAAAAGTAAATACATCTGCATTATATGGTGGCTCTGGTACTTCTAAATCAAATAATTCAACTAAATCAACAAACGGTAAAATAATTAATCTAAACATTGAACATTTTGAAAACAATAGAGATCAAGATATACAAGCATTAGGCCAACAACTTGAATATTATTCAAGAACAAAATCACAAGCGGTAGGAGGTTAATAAATGGGATTACATTATTGTATATTTAAAAATACAAATAGTTTAGACCTTAATATGATGATAGCGCAATGTCCTCCAAAATCATCACCATTATTAAGATATGATAGTATTACAGTAGCAGGAAGACAGGGAACATTAACCACTACCGATGGAACATATAATACCTATATTAGACAAGTGGAATTTACTGTATTTAGTTTTGATAATATAGATGAGATATGTGCGCTTTACAAAGGGGTTGGTTGGGTTACTTTTGATGATGAGCCAGATAAGAAATATATAGCAAGAGTTAGTAATCAAATTGATTTTACTCAATTAGCACCATATACAAACTCATTTGTAATTCAATTTGAAGTACAACCATTTGGTTATGAATTAAATCCACAAACTATCTATTTAACATCATCTGGAAGCATTTATAATCAAGGCACATTTGAAAGTCAACCAACTATAACTGTATATGGAACAGGGAATAATAATATAACGGTGAATGGTAAAACGTTCACCGTTTTTAATATTGTTGATTCAGTTACTATTGATTCTGAAAATTATATTGCATATAAAGAGTCAACTTTATATATTACAAGCGGTGAGTTTCCTGTATTCAGTACAGGTAAAAATACTATTTCATTTACAGATGCAAATAAATTAGTGATTCAACCAAATTGGAGGTGGTTATAATTATTAAACTATTTCCAAAAGATACAACGGATTTTTCAACTAATGGCATTAGAATATTACAACCTGTATCATGTATTGTTAATGAGGAAATTAATGGTGATTATTCATTAACAATTACCATGATAAAGGGCGATTCAACTATACAGGTGGAACAAATAATTAAAGCACCTACACCAAAAGGCGAACAATTGTTTAGAATTTATTATCCCAATATTGATGCATTTGGAAATAATATTTATTATGCAAAGCATATATTTTATGACTTACTTGACAATTTTATTGAGGATAAACGTCCAGATGGCAACGGTCAATTTGCTGTTACTTCTATTTTAGATGGTACACAATTTACTGGAACGTCTGATATTACGAATGAAAATACAGCAGTCTATCAAATGGTATCACCAGTAAAATCTTTGTTAGGTGCTGATAATTCTTTTGTCTCTGTATGGGGAGGTGAAATTGAAAGAGATAATTATACTGTACATATGCTACAGCGTTTAGGACAAGACAAAGGGGTATCAATAAGATATCATAAAAATCTTACTGGATTAACAGTTAAAACTGATCTGAGCAGCGTAATAACAAGAATCTATCCAACGGGTAGACAATCGGATGGTCAAACACTTTTAAAATTACCTGAAAAATATATTGATAGTCCACTAATCGGTAATTACGTACATCCTAAAATAAAGAGAATTGATTATCAAGATGTTCAAACAGAATCAGAATTAAGAACAGCAGCACAAGCTGAATTTAATACCGATAATATAGACAAGCCAACAATAAGTGCAGAGGTGGAATTTATTCCATTAGAAACAACAGAAGAATATAAAGATTTATCAGTATTAGAATCGGTTTATATTGGCGATACTGTAAAGGTTTATCATGAACCATTAGAAATTGAATTACAGCAGCGTGTAGTTAGCTATGAATATAACTGCTTAACCAAAAGATATAATAAGGTCACTTTAGGTACTGTATTACCAAGTACGGGTTTTAAAAATAGTACTATCGGTCAAGCTGCCAGTGATGCACAAAAGTCAGCAGACGAAGCAAATGTTGGAGTTGTAGAAGCAAAAGCGGAAATTTCAACAGCAAATGGTCAGATAGCGTTAAAAGCATCTAAGGCAAATCTTGTTTCTGAAATTAATGTTTGTCCTGAAACAATCAAAATTAATACATCTAAACTAGATATTACTGGACTTGTAACGGTTTCTGGTCTTTCTGGAGGATCAACTACAATTAATGGTGCTTGCATACAAACAGGACGTATAGAATCAGATAATGGTGATTGGTGGCTTGATCTTGCAAGTGGAGCATGTTATTTATCAAATGGAACATTCAAAGGTACTATTAATTTTGGTACAGACGGATATTTAAAACAAGATACAGCAACAGGTAAAATAACATTGAATGGTGGCACAAATGGTAGTGGAATAGAAATAAATAGT